GTTAAGAGGCGAGAGGGGCGCGTGCTTTTACCCCGCTACGGGTCGACGTGCCCCCCTTTTCTCACACCTCTCTCTCTTTGTGTGTGCAATTGCGCGCTAATATCTCAACGTTTAAACCTTAGCCGCTTAGACCTTGCTCTCTTTGCCTGACTTAACAGCGTGGCAGGAATTGCACAACGGCTGCAAATTATCGACATCCCAAAAATTCCCGCCCAATCTTACAGGCTCGATGTGATCCACCATTTGAGCCAGTGTAATCGTGCCCACTTGCTCGCAGTGAACGCAGAGCGGCGCGTCTTGCAATATGCTTAAGCGCAACTTTCTCCAAGCAACAGTGTGATATCTGGGCTCTTTATGTTTGTGCTCGCGTTCTGCTTGTGGCTTGCTTCGCTTGTAGTTAGGAAAGGATGGCATCAATGTAAAGATAAGGCTTGTTTAAACTGATCCAGTGAACGGATTAAGTAGTAAGGATAGCCGCACTGATTTACTCGCAACTCAAAAGCTTTCTGCTCTGCTGACTGGATGCCTGTCTCTGTCTTTAACTCAACAAACAAAACAACCCCGAAATGTATAACGATCAAATCACTTGCGCCAGATAGTAGCCCTGTCGACTTCATTAGCATTGCTGTGCGCTTATCTCTGAGCCCTCCGTTGGGTATGCTAAAGATTAAACAATTAACATATAAACGTTGGTAGTGATTGCGGTAGTACATTATTATTTCTTGTTGTATTCTATCTTCTGTCATATTATTTAGTACTTTTAAGGTGTAACAGGTGCCCAAATCTACGTGTAACGCCCTCTAGGCTTGGGATAGCGCGGATTTTTGGGCAATTTTGTAACAGGTAAAAAAATTCACGTGTAACGCACGCCCAGCTTGGGATAGAGGTCGTTTGTAACAGGTGTAACACTAAAAACCCATAAACTTTCCCAGAGTATAATTTACAATTGCTCATAAAACGAAAATAAAAAAACCCTAGACCTTAAATGTTGCGTTTTACCTGTTACACCTGTTACACCTGTTACAGCGCCTTGTAACTTATTGATTTTGTGGGCGTTGGAGTGTAACAGGTAAATCTCGCCACCTGTTACAAATTGTCTATTTTTGCTCATTTTACCCATTATTTTGCCTTTTTGCCACTTTGTAGGCTCTCATTGTGCGACCATTTACGCGCAAAAGTTTTTGCTCAAAGCCAAAATTTTTAAGTTCAAGGCCGAGTTTTTTCGTGTCAAAAATTCGCTGGTTGCTACAATTCTCGAGATAAATCTTTATTTCTGTGTTACTTAAATATGCCGAATAATCGCTATTTTGTGGTATATATAAAAATTGGTTAATTAATTCGGCCTCAAAATTAATCGCATTAAAATCACTACTATTTTCTGCAAGTTGTATAATATCCTCGCTGCTCAGGTGCCAATCGAACCCGCTTTGATACAGGTCGTAGAAGGCCATAAATAGGGCCGTTTTATCAATTGCATTGTAGGCGGTGTGATTGATCCCTAGCACATTGATAGGCAAAATTCGGCGGTTGCCTGTGGGATCTGAGATTAAACCGAGGTCGTTCGTTGTACCTGCCAAAACTGCCAAGCGCTTGAGATCTCTGTGAGTGCGGCCATAAGGCAGGCGGATGCTAAAGGACGCCTTACTTGTTAACTCTTTAAACCGCTTAGCCTCCAGTTTGCTCTTACCCCCAAACTCATCGTCCATTATTATCAATTTTTTGGTCAGTAGTATATCGTCATCCTTACCGCCGTCCAACTTTGACTCGGCGTAGTAATTTGCCAGCGGTTTGGGTAGCAATCGCCTAAAAAACTCAGTTTTACCCGTATTTTGGCGCTCGCCTGCTAGCACTAGGACTAATGGGGAGGTATGGCCGTAAACGCTTGCAACCATACCGCAACCCCAGTGCGTTAAATATTTCTCTACGTTTGGCGTGCTTGTTTCAATAGTTGCCGCTAGATCACGAATCAACTCTGGGCCTCTTTGCACTGACTGATTTGCGTTAATAAATTCCTCAAAAGGATTGTAGTAGCGCGTCAATTCCGAGTAAATCACCCTACAAAAAAACTCAAAGCTTATCTTATTGTCTGTTACCTCTGAGAAACGCAGATACATAGTATTTAGGGCCATATCGTCCAAAATTTTGGGCCTGCCGTTCAATAATACAGTGCAATCCTCAATATCTGCAGTTATTGTATTGTAGCGCAGTTGGTGGTTGTTAGATAGGTATAGTTGGCAAAGGCTTACAGGCGTCTGCCCACTAAGCTGCAGGTTTACATTGGCAGAGTATACCGCCGCCGCCGTTTCTGTTGCTTTGTCAACGTCCAAGCCAGTTAAGCGCGCAATCTCTACAACCGACTCCTGCCCCCTGCCCTGCTTTTTTGCCATTTTTGCAATATTCTCCAATTTTATTGCCTGCTGGCTTTTAAGCTCAACGCCTGCCTGCTTGGCTAAGTAGTAAAACGTGGCAATTCCCACCTTGCTCTGGCCTGTATCTCGTAGGCAGTAGTTATATTGCCTGTCGGCTTTATTATGGTCGTATTTGTTATTTTGTGCGCTTACAGCGTGGAAATACTCGCGGCCTCTCTCTCCGAACTCGGAAGCTAGTGCAAATCCGATGCTAAGGTAGTTGGAATAAGCGCCCTCTGTTAAATCATACCCGCCGCGACAAATCCTGTCTATTAATTCCTCGAACTCGTTACCAGTGAGCACAGTATTAACGACTTTGGGCTTTGCGGCTTTTTTGGGGTACTCCTTAAAAGTTTTGCTTTCGGGATTGTGGTAGAGCAGCGGATCATAAGACAAAAAGCGCAGGCGGCTCACATTTTTACAACTCGCGTCAATTAGTTGGGTGTAGTTTTTAAAATAGTACGATTTTAACCCCTCAAAAGCTGCAAGGTGTTGCTCTGGCTCAATCTTAACCAATGCGGCCAAGCCGTTGCCGCTGACTGATAACAGGGCGGCGTAGGTGTACGGATCGCGCTCTAGTTCGCGCTTCAATTGGGCCACATCCTCGACAGCGTCAAAATCAATACAAATTAGCCCTGAGTGTTGGGTGAGGTTTGCATTGGATACGTTCGCTTTAAACGTCCCGCTTATGGTTACAGCAGGAATCTTTATTTTTTCCGCCGCCTGCTCATCTTTGGAAAGCGAGCGGGTATTTCTGTACGCCTCAATTTGTGGTAAGTACTGGCCTGATCGGACTAAAGCAAAGTAATCGGCAATCGTGATAGTGTGGTGCTTGTCACTCTGCCGTATGTTTGGCAGAAAGGTTATTTGCATATCGTAATTTTAAGCAGGTGCTCAGTAAGCGTGCAAAGTAGTTGCCCGTTGAGTTTAGCGTCGCGAATATACTCGCCCTGATCATCGTGCAGGTGTATTGCTTTTATCAAAATGCCCTGCTCTGTTACTTCAACGTGAGCGATGCGGGCGTGGGTTGGTTTACTCATTTGATCCCTCCTTTAACGCATAAGTTACCTCAATACCAAAAGCGTTGCGCCCCAGCGTTGTATCTTTAAAAGCTTTTTTCATAGTTTTAACCCATTCCGCCTGAGGTATTGAAATGCCAGCAATAAACTCCTGTATTTCGGTTGTATTATAACTGCGGTCGGTGTGTTCTATTTCGATTGTGATAATAAATGTTTTCATAATTTAATTAAATAATTTTTAACCGGTTGCCCCTCGGCAAATTCTCTCATACGTCTGTTTGTGTAGCCTTCGGTATAGCCTTTGCCCCTCCAAAACTTTTGCAGCTCGCGATAGTTGGCAAAGTATAGCACCCGCTCAATAAATGCCTGTTTATACCCCTTGCGGCTTTTCAATTCCCACAGATCCGCAGGACTTTTGGCAATGTCGTACAGATAGCGGCCGTTGAGCTTATCGTAGGCCATTTCTTGCAGTACGCCCTCAGTTGCCTGTTTTGCCTCTGTTTGGAATATCTCACCGCAAAACTCGCAAAAGCGGGCGGAGGCATACAATACAGCACTACAACAGGGGCAATCTTTAACAGGTGCCACGCCCGTACCCTTTTTCTCTACACCCTCAAAGGCTTTGCTCCAGTCCCTCGGCTCCTGCCAAAATCCCAAGCGGTGCACATTCTCGCCAAAGTCCAATATCGTGAACTCTTGCTTACCTTGCGCAGGCCTAGATCCTCGCCCCACCATTTGAAGCCACAGCGCAACGGATTGCGTAGCACGGTTAACAACTACCACCTCAATATCTGGGCAGTCGAAGCCAGTGGTAGCAATTCCGCAATTAACTAAAATCCCGTCTTTGCTTGCGATAAAGTCGGCCATAATCTTTGCCCTGAGTTCTGTGGGTTGTTCGCTGTGCACTTGGTAAACTCTCTCCAGCCCTAGCTTTAGCATAAACTGCAACCACGTAGCTTTTGTGGCTTCTATGTTTACGCAGAAAACTATCGCCTTTTTATCGGCCCACTTTCTGCAAAATTCCTGCACAACTCCCTCGTAAACTTTCGGGCGGTTGAAAGCGTCATCCAATCCCTGCGCTGTAAATTCGCCCATTCTGCTAGCAATCTTTGACGTGTCCACTGGATGCATTGCGTAGGTGATAGGATTGCATAGATAGCCCTGCGCGATCAGTTCGCCAATCCCAACCGAGTTAATTAGTTTGCCATAGCTTTGGGCCATCGGTGGCTTACTTACTGGCGTTGCAGTTGCGCCGATCACAAAGCCGTCAAATCCCTCCAGAATTTTGCGAAAATTGCCAATGTGGGCCTCATCAATCACAAGCAAATCGTAACTGCTCAAGTTCACAACCCCGCGCTTTATTTGATTGTTTAGCGTCTCAACCATCAGTATGTCGCAGCGGTTTAGTTTGCCCGCTTGGCTCAACAACTCGCGCCTGTGGGTTACAATTGCCACCCTGCGCCCCTTTTCCAATACCCTGCGCACAATCTCCGAAAATACAACCGTCTTGCCCGCTCCAGTTGGAAGGCATAGCACAACCCGCTTACTTTCCTTAAAAGCCCCGCGGATCTCATCGACAGCAGTCAATTGGTAGGGCCTTAATTGCATATCCCGAGCAGCTCCTTCACTGTGTTGTAAATCTTCTGCACTGACTTATCGTATTCCAAAAAATCCCGCATCCTGCTATAACTGTTGATTGCTGTTGAGTGATCACGCCCCAACCTGCGGCCAATCTCCGAATATCTCAGGGCGTAGTGCTGGCGCAGAATGTAAACCAACATATGACGCGCGTCTTTGATATCTCCCTCTCTGGATGTTGAGAGCAACTGCGCAGGGGTTACATCGCAGGCAATGCAAACAGATTGCATAACCTTGGCGAAATCATCCATCTTGCTGGTAAATTTCACCTGTGGGCGCAGCAGTTCGTTTTTCAACCTTACCACCTCAGCCTCATATTTGGAAGTCATTTGCAGGATGCGCATTTGCAGCTCCTTATTCTCCCTGCGTGCTCTGCTGTATAGTTGTAAATAATCTGTAATCATTTGGCTTTATTATTGAATGTCTGGAAAGTTCGTACTGCTCGGCAAGTTTGATATATTCCCTCATTTTGTCGCGCTCTTCGATGTTGGTGATCATGAAACAAGCGTTGTAAATGTGCAGGCTAATGGTTTGTTCTGGCAGGTCAATCATTGCTCACCTCCTTCAAAGATTTTGTCATACCATTTTTCAATTTTTGTTCTCAGTTGTTCACTTACATTGTCTTGTCCATATGCGTAAAACAATGCAAATTTGATGGTTAGCTCCTTATCCATTTCTTTGGCTTGTTCTTTTAATTGCTTTAACCTTTGATTTTTTTCATCTTTTGATATATGTTCTGTAAAATAATCATAATGTAAAATTTCAATTTGCTTAGCGTACCACTCCACTGCCGTTTGTTGTTTATTGTTTGTCATTGCTCACCTCCTCCGTAGGTTTGTTCATAAATCGTTTTGAATAAAATTTGTTCAGACCGAAAAAAGACACCAAACCTATTTCCAAAATAGACATTCCCTTTGTATATAAAATAACCATCTCTATTTTTTAAGTCAATTTCTTCTGTCCAAATGTTAAATCTCTTGGCTTTGAATCTTGCTTTAATGTTTTCAATCATTTGTTACCTCCTTGTATTTTATTACGCATCCAAGTTGCACCACCTAAATAAGATACATCGTAAGGGTCAAATTCATCAAACTCCATACCATCCAACTCCATCATTTTTTTTATCTCCTCATCACTTGGTAGTTGCATAGACCTTTGTTGCTTCTCCATTTCTTTTGCTTGTTTCCAATCTTCAACGGTTAATTCTTGATTATATGCAATTTCCCACAACCACTCCACTGCCGTTTGTTGTTTATTGTTTGTCATAGTTTTTTCATTTGTCTGTTTCATTGTACATCTTGATGGCTATTTCAAATGCCTCTTGTCTTGCCTTAAAATATTCAATACTTTCAAAACGATATTTACTATTAATCATTTGAAATTCATTGAATAACCACTCAACTGCCGTTTGTTGTTTATTGTTGCTCATTGCCCCATCCCTTTCTTTTTTGCCCTGTGCCTTGCTTTCCTAACTCTCGCCTGCTCTCTTCTGATTGACTCCTTCGCCTCCAGTGCAAACAATTTCTGCAACGCTGCTGCCAAATCATTCTCAGCAATTAGCAAACGCTTTGCACAATCTTCGCCCCTTTGTTCCCACGTCTTTGCTTTGTCTTTTTCTGCCCTGTTTTCCGCCTCCAAATCGAGCAGGCGGGTTGCTTGCTTAGCGAATTGAATAGTCTTTCGGTTTAATTCCTTTGCCAATCCGCGCACCTGAGCACGTGAGGCGTTGATGGCAAGCCCTAGCACAATCGTGCTGCCGGCTGTTGCTGCTGTTAAGATTTCAATTATCATTATCGTTTTTTATTACAAGGTTTAAAACATACAAAGCGGCCACGCAAAGCATAAAAGAAAAGCGAGCGCTCTCTGGCCACGTCAACGGGTTAAATTGCCCCGATACAAATACAAAGCCTGCATAGGTAATCAGCAGGGCCTGCGCAAAGCAGAGCACAGTGGTGCGGATGCTCATTTGTCGCCCCTCCCTCTGTACATTCTGCGCTGATAAAGCATTTGCGTGAACTCATCAAACTCGGGGCGAAATTCATCGCGTTCAAATTTGTACGGCTCGGCTTCAGGGGTTTCAATTCTGCGCTTTTTGTTGCGGCGAATTACGTGAGCGCAGTAGGCCACCGCAATGGTAGCAGGCGCTAAAATGATCGGATAAATAATATCTAAACTCATAAATGTGGTGCTATGTGGTTGCAAATATAAAGGCATTATCCACAAAACAAAATAAATTTGAAAAAAAAATGCCCCGAGCCGAAACCCGAGGCAGTTAGCACCACACTAACGGCGCAAATATAGTTATAACTCCGCCAGTTTCTCCTGCAATTTACGCAGCGTTTCGAGTGTCTTAGGTTCCTTTCTCGCCCAGTTGCTCAATACGCACCTATTTACGCCTGCCATTGCGCAGAGCTTTGTCAAGTTTACGCCCTTTTGAATTGCCTGTATTTTTAACTCGGTTACAATATTTTTATCCATTTGGTGCAAATTTATAACATTTTGTTTATTTTTGCAACCTTATGACGTACCACACCGACACAACTCGCATATCAAAAAGCGGGCTAGACCTAATTAACCGCGCTCCTGCACTTTATTACGAGCGCTATCTAAACCCAACAGCCGAACCGCAAAAAGAAACGCCTGCCCTGATCATTGGCTCGGCAGTTCACTGCGCAGTTTTGGAGCCGTCCGAATTTGGCAAACGTTATGCTATTGCCCCACGATTTGACAAACGAACTAAAGAGGGAAAGGCAAATTTTGAGGCGTTTGTTGCAGATGCAGGTGAGCGCATTGTAATTGACGCCGAAACCGCTACAGTATGCGAGCGCATAATGGGCTCAGTCCACAAGCATAAGCCAGCCGCCTATCTTTTAAAGCAAGGCGTTGCTGAGCAGCCAATTTTTTGGACTGATAGACAAATAGAGGTAGATTGTAAGGCAAAGCCCGACTTTATCACTGACGGGGGTATAATTGTAGACCTTAAAACTACAGAGGATGCTAGCCCCACAGGCTTTGCTCGCAGCGTAAAAAAATACCGTTACGACGTACAGGCTGCATTTTACAGCGATGGCTACGAGGAAAGCACAGGATCACCTTGCAGCGGCTTTATGTTTATCGCAGTAGAAAAAACAGCCCCTTATCTTTGCGCTGTTTACTTTATCGGCGCGGACGATTTAGCCAACGCTCGCCAGCGTTACAGAGAAAATTTACTTACCTACAAGCAAAGCAAACAGACAGGGCTTTGGTATGGTTACAGCGAAATAATTACAAAAATCAACTTATAAGATGACAGAAATAACAAAAATCACCGAAACCCCTGCGCCGCTTTCTAACTTTGAAACAGCGCAACGCCAAGCAAAAGCCCTGAGCGCCTCGGATCTAGTACCTGCTCAATACAAGGGCAACGTCGCTAATACTTTGGTAGCCTTAGAGATTGCAAACCGCATCGGAGCCTCGCCTCTTATGGTTATGCAAAATTTGCACATAATCCACGGACGGCCGAGCTGGTCTAGTACCTTTGTAATTGCAGCAATTAACGGAAGCGGAAAGTTTACCGCTCTGCGCTTTGTTGGCGATTTGGCCAAAGGTATTAAAGCGGTTGCAACAGAAAAAGCCACAGGCGAGACAATAGAAGGCCCTACCGTTACTATGGAGATGGCAAACGCTGAGGGATGGGTGAGCAAGGCAGGCAGTAAATGGAAAACAATGCCCGAGCTAATGATGCGCTATCGTGCCGCCGCTTTCTTTGGACGCCTCTACGCCCCCGAGATTACTATGGGTATGCACAGCGTCGAGGAGGTTGTAGATATTACAACACACCAGAGCGAAGTGGTGCAGGATATCAACGCGAAAATTTTAACCGAGGGCTTGGACTAAATCCTTGCTTTCTAGCAAAGTGTAAGTGAAGCGGTTGCCGTGAAGGGCGGCCGCTTTTTTTGCGAGTAGCATAAACTCGTTAAAATCTGCAACGCGCTTGAATACTTGACAGCCGTGGCTCCAGTCATCAACTCTCACCGAATCAACGCCAGCCTTGTGGATATTAATACCAAAGACGCCTGTCTCTGTCTTATCTTGTTGGTAGATCCCGTCTTTTGTAAAATCGCGGTACACTGTTACAGGTGCAACTTGGCGCAGCGCTTCGTACTTTCCCTGATGCAAGCCAATAGCGTGGCTGCCTCTGTATTGATTTGGCACTAGGCGAGCAGTTCCGCCGCCATTATCGCAAGTCGCTGCCCATTCTTTTACCACCCAACTCTCGCCTTGCTTGTAAGCAACTACTAGCTTATCGTCGAAGGCATTGGTTACTTTGTTGCCTGTGCTAGAGTTCCTGATCCCAATAATATTAAGATTGTACTCCCCAGCCTCAAAAAAGGCGTATTTTTTGGCGGCCATTGTAGCGCGCAATACTTGTATATTCATAGTAGTAAAGATAATAAAAAGAGCGCAGCAAGTGCGTAGGTTGCAGATCTCAGGCGCTTATACTTGTCATCGCGTTTCTGTAGCTCATCCAATAGTTTAGCCTGTATCTTATCCTGCTGTTGAATTACCTCAGTATCGACTTTTCTGTATTCCCTGCACAGTGCTAACTGCTCCCGAGCCTCTGCGCCCTTTAGCAGGTAGTAATTATTTGCCGCTGCTGTCGAGCTGTCGGTGCATTGCGATAAGGCGAAGCGTGGCGCCACAGCTAGTATCGCCAGCAATAGATAGATAAAGCGTGTCATATTTTGTGATTAATTGGGTGTCGATGTCGTGCAATGTTTTGTACTTCAGGCGGATTTGATAAAGCGTGTCGAGGTCTTTGTCTACAACGCGCACAGCAGGCCCGTGCACGACTTTCTCGGCTTTGGGTACTGCATACTCCACGTATAATATACCACCCACAAAGAGCAGCACAAAGAGCAAAACGGAAAGGCTACTCTTGCTCACCTTTTTTGCCGCTGAATTTGTCTATAGAAGTAAAGCCGAGCGTTAAAATTGTAACCCACTCAACAGCCGCCACCAATTCCGCACTGGGTGCAATCTCCTGCGGGCTCAGTGAGTTGTGGGCCATCGTTCCAAATAGCACAAAAGCGCCAATAATACCCACAAAGCGCTTGCTACTAAACTCGCCCTTATCTCCCTTAAATATTTCTAATAGTTTTTTCATCTGCCCTGTCCCCTGTATTTTTTTACTGGTTTGTTATTTTTGCTGTGCACGCCCTTGTTTTTTCTTTTGGGCTTGGGTTGCCAACTTGCTGCGGATGTACTTTTTGCCTTTGCCATTTTACAAGCCGTTAAGTTTTAACATATTGTTTATACTCAGCGTGTCAACTATTGGCTCGCCTTTGGCTGGCATTGTAGTGTCGACTCCGCTGTAAACCATTCGCGCAGCGTAAACCTCAGCCTTAGCCTCAGCAGCTACAACTGCCTGCTTAAGTTCGGCCTTTTCTGCAACCTTGCTCTCTACCATCTTCTCACCCATTTCGTGCGCCTGAGCAGTTGCAACAGACGCCTCCTGCAAATGACTGCTAATTTTTTGTAGCATTAAATCTACCTCATCCACTGGCACGGCTTTGCTCTTTGGCTGTGGAACTGCGACAATAGCAACAAATAACGAGGCGGCAAAAATCAAAGTAAAGTGTTTCATAGTTTTTTCATTGTATTCATTATGCGAATCTCGGTAATAGCGGCAGCCAGTGCGCTATCTGACTTTTTCAACGCGTAGCTGAGGCGGTCAATCTTTAAATCCAAGGCATCAATTTTTTGATTACTCTTTTCAATCTGCTCCTTGTAACCCGCGCGCAGGTCAATGTACAAATACCCAACAGCCAAAAGCATACAAAAAGCCACGGCAGCAACTGGGTTTTTACGGAATTGATCAAAGCTAACAGGGAGGGCATTCGGAGCGGTGGCTTTTTTTGGTGCAGTCATTATTTGATAGATAAAGGTTGTACAGGATCAGGAACAATGCAATATTCGCTCTCTGGGTACTTCGCGCAGAAAGTTTTTAAATAAAGGCTGTCATCCCCCGAAAAAGTATGCACTCCGCACGGCTTTGGGAACACCTCAAACGGGGCAAAACTTGCGGGGGGTTCTGCATAGAATAGAATGTCAACCGCCCATTTGTCGCTTTGCTTTGTGCAAACGAGTTTGTCATCTTCCGTTCCCCACTCTAAACAAATAAACCCAATTTCAACAACTGCGCAATCTTTCCAAGTTGTCACGGTTTCCCCGTCGGGCGTGGTTGTGGTTTGTTGTATGTCTTTTTGAAGGGTTGCCCATTCGGTAGGGGTAAACTCGAACTTATTAAAGGATTTCATTGTGTTAAATTGTGGTTAGTGAGGCAAGTTCTGCGTTTGTTAGGCGGGTTTTGAAAAGGACGGCTTCGTTAATTTGATATTGACTTACATAATTACTTGATGCTTGATAATCCAAATATAAATCAGCCATAGCACTAACAGTTCCGCTTGTGTCTGTCCCTATTTGTATGCCGTTAATATATAATACAAAATCATTATTTTTATAAGCAGCCGCAATTTTGACACGATTGCCTAATGTATAAAAATTATTTGATGTGCTTATATTGCATTGAACGGAACTTCCATCAAAAATCACATATCTAATTGCGCTAATTGACCCAAGAAAAACAATATATTGTTGCGCTTGATTAATATTACCTCCACTTGTAAAAATAGACAAAGGGATTGCTTCGCTAAATGTGTTATAATTATTTACAATACAATCAACAAACATAACCCCCTCCGTCTGCCCAATCAACGAACTAATGCCCGTCTTAAAACACGCATCCGCAACCCTTGTTGCACTTGCTGATGTGGTGGGGATGTAGGATGTGGGGTATGATGATTGCTCGGCTTGTGCGCCCCAAATATAAATGCCTTTACTGCCGTCACCCGCAAAAATAAAACTTGTACCATTTTCCGATAAAGCAATAATGCTGTAAATAGTACTCCAATTAGAAGTACCCGACGAAACTACACACCTATACCAACCATTGCCGACGCTTTGTATTGATGCGGTTAATGTGCTTGTATTTTGAGAAATAGTACCATTTGACAAATTAAAAAATGCCCCTTGACTTGCTGAGCCATTGTCATAACCTAAAAAAATGTAATTGTATTCGCCCGCCTTTGCATAAATACTTAATGTTGCGGGTGAAGTTGAAGTAATTGTATTATCAAAAACACTATGGTCGCTATTGTCTGTATTTGCAATTGCCTTATCCGCGTTCTGCGTTCCGTCTGGACTTGTAATTGCATTTGCAGTAATTGAAGTGCGCAATTTTGCCCAAGTTGATTGTGAAAAATCTTCCGAATTTCTTAAAACATTCGTACTTTGCTTTTCAAGGAGTAACGATGGACACCCGCCCCCGCCATTTTGATAAGTTAATCTTGGTACATTTAAGCGGTCGGTAGTGGGGAAGTAGGGTTTGGCGGTGCTTCCAACATTGATTTGAAATCCCCAAATGTATACAATCTCGCCACTCGTTGCACTTTCGGGTGCTTCGACTCCGACATTGACATTTCCGTTTATATTTGCGGTAATGGTTAATTGTTGCCATTCTCCCGTCATTACGGTAAAAACTGCAGAGCTACTAATACGAATAGAACAATTTTTGCCTATTGCCGTTCCCGTTGCTTTTACATAACAAGTTGCAGTATAAACTTGGTTTGTTCCATTAAAAGATTGGTAAATATATGGGTCGGAATCAGTTGCCTCAAATTTTGCGGCGGTTGTAGTTCCGTTAGGGGCGACTGCAAAATTATCGGTAAAAGTTCCGTTTTTTGGTGTATAAATTGCGTTTGTGAATTGCTCCGAATAGGTAGCCAAATTCCACGGGCAAACCTCCACCAACCCCGCACTATTTATTCGTGTTCCGTTGGATGCACGGGTGAAACTTAAATCGCCGCTTCCGTCGGACGGCACCACACTATAGACCGTGTCCTCTTTATACCCCGAAGGTATAACTACGAGACTCGCCTTATTTAATAAATCGCTCATTTTTTATAAGTTGTTAAGTTTTCGAAGTAAACAGCCGATGCCTTCGTAATAGCCACCGTCAGCATTAACGCGCGACTTATACAACTTAACCAGAGCCCAGCCCTGCCCTTTGTATGCCGTGCCTCGCGTGCCAAGTCCGAGGTTTTGACTTACTAGCATTTTAGTAACCGATTACAGAACCAGAACTAATAACGAAGCCAGTAATTTTATTACCCTTACCCGCTGGCAAATAAGCCCCCTGCTGGAAAGTAACGCCGCTCATTCCGCGGGCGCTCAATACATTGGTAGCCGTGCCGTTCTCTTGGGTTACGGTAAAAGAAGTAAATACAGTGTCCTCGGTGGGTACAACCGCGTCGTAACTAACTGAGGTAACTGTTGCAGCCGCGTGGTATTTAAAACCCTGCGAGCCTGCTATAATGTCTGCGCTTGCTTGTGCCATACCTCAAAAATAGCAACGCAATTGCGTAACATTTGCAACTAATTTACACGGTTGCAATAATGTACCATACAGCCCCGTCGCAGATAATTGTTTTGCTGCCGTAGTGGTTGCCTATTGTTGTGCTGCCTGCTCCGCTTATATTATAACCGTTGCCGCTAATTGTTACAACGTTGCCGTTATTTACTTTAATAAAGTAGTACTTTTTGCCTTTGCTATCTGGCGCAGGTGGTAAATTGATTGTTACGTTGCCATCGGTAGAATCGCAGAGTATTGTTTCGTAACCGTTCGTAATAGTATGCGTTCCTGCTGTGTAGGTAACTGGCGCGTTATGCTCTTGCAGGTGCCAAACCATTTGCTCATCGGCGTAATTGTACTGCACCATTACCTCGTAGCGAGTATTTTGTGTAGGCACTTCAACCGCGCCGCCGTTTGCCTCATTTACTAGGTGATCCAACACCAGAGCAGGCGTGCGCTGTACTGAATCATTTAAGCGGCCGATTTGTTCCTCGTGGTAATTCACGCGATCCTTTAACCCTGTGCCAACTTTAAGCCCTTCGCCGCTAGAGGTTAAACCTGTGTATACTGGAATCAACCCCAACCACTCGCCTGCCCATTGCTCAGAGCGTGCGCTGTATACTGCCCCATTAAACAGCCATTTATAAGTGTCGAAATACAGGGATTTAATCGCTGTCAAAGTTCCAGCATCCACCCAAGTGCCTTGTATAGTTGGGACGAAATCCTTATACAACCCTGCAACACCTTCCCCAAGCATCTCGGTAGGTGATCCGTGGCTTGTCGAATCCCAACCCCCATACCAATCGTCTGCAATTACCCACTGATTGCTGGAGTTGTAGGCCTCAATATTGCCTATCGCGTATTTGCTTGAGCTATAGTAATATTTCGGCTCTAGAATTATCGGCGTAGAGTTTACAGCGTTTGCACTGTCTGGCGTGTAGGTTTCGGTTACGTTAAAAGTGAAATCTGGGTTTTGGTAGGGCGAAGCGTCTCCAAAAGCAACCTGAATACTGCCCCAAAATTCTTTGATTGTAGAATTGTAGCCGCTTGCATTTCCAAAAACATTATAAGTTGTTTTTGTAGCCGCTACCTGTGTAACTTCAACGTTTAAAGTTGTAAATCCTGCAGGCGCTGTGCTTACCTGCTTATCAAACACAAAACTAGTCCACGTTGTGCTCTGTAAATCCGTTTTAATTTTTTCGTATCTTGCGGGCACTACGGTGCCAGTTACCCAGTAAAAATTTGTATTGTCTAGGATTTTTTTGTTACCGCTGGAATCCGTAAGCCAAATTTTAATAGCTACAATACTCTCATCTTCTGGCCCTGTTGGCGAGGTTGTAAAAATAAAGCGCTGAAATTTGATAGCAAACCTAATACGCAGCGGAGCCTCATCTGGATTTGTTCCTGTGGGAATTTGCGTAAACGCTTTGTTTAAAAGCGCGTCGGTTTTGTTTTGATAAGTCCGATAAACTCCCGTCCCTAGCATCCGCTCCGTGTCAACTTGCACGTATTTTGCAGCCGCCTGATAACTCAGCGAAGGCTTCGCGATCCATTGCGGGCGTGCATCGGTTCCAAGTTGTACCGTATGCAAATAGGAGCCAGTCCCAATATATTGCAGAGTATAGGTAAACTGGCGATATGCCACAGTTGTATCTAAATACTCGGCCGCAGAAACTAGCCAATACTGCCCAGATTCCAACAAAAAACGAGCCTGTAAGATATCGCAAAGCTGCGCAAGTGCTGCCTTGCAATCCAGCATATTATTGTCGGCATATTGGAAAGCGTCGACGTCGGTAGCTTTAATATCTTTAAATTGGTCGTAATCGCTCACGAAAGTATTTAGGTCAACCTGTAGCAAGTCGATTCCCTTGCGCACTGCATCCGTTGAGTAAGGAGCCACGGCGTCGCGTAAATAGTCGGTATTTGTAGCGTTTACTACCCAGTAATCTTTGAGAGCTAGCACGTCCAAGCAACGCCTAAATAATTGCGCTACAGTTATTTTGCCATCCGTAAACCACGAGGCTTGCACTTTGTACCCGCTCAAAAGTTCCAAGCCATCCACAGCAGCAAGCGAAATAATCGGCTTGGCTTGTATTGCCTCGCGCAAAAAAGTCATCTGATCCGCGAGCACCCTGCCAACGTGCTGAAGTACGTCATCCTGATAAATTAAGACCGCCCAATATTGCTCAGTATTTGTGGCAATAGCTTTGAACTCACCCAAAATCGTATCGAGTGGAATCACCCAATAGCTTGTACTGCGCGAGGGGCGGATAGCATTTTCATAAAAAGTATCGCCTTCGCCCTCTCTCTCTATTTCGTAGCCAACGCCTCCAAGCGTCAACTCAATTGAACTATTAAGCCCCTGCAGCTTTTCCAATAGACACCCTGCGCCCTCCTGATATCCCCCTGCGGCTTTCACTCGGGCGGCGTAAAGCCTTGCCTGTATCTCTGGTGTGGTACCTGTTGGCCCGTCCCAAATTTCAACCCTGTGCAGTTTACCTGTAATAGAATAAAAAGAGCCGTAGTATTTGCGTGCCATATTGCGAATTTACCCCCTTTTGCTGTCTTTATTGTAACGCTCCAACACAATCGCCAAATCTCGGCCTGTAATTGTTGTACTTGCTACAAATCCGCTGCTGTCTGAAGTGTTTAGCAACCCCTGCAATTTATCCAGCGGCGCAATAACCTCGGGATTACTACGAGCGTTTGGATATTCGCCCATAAGTCCCAACGTCGGCCCTGAAACAATACCACCGTCAGCGAAGGCCGTAACGTCTGGCCCCTCTTTTAAAGAGTTGCGCACGATGGCTGCCCCTGCAATCAAAGCAATACCTGCAACCGCTGCCCCTGCAGGATTTGTAAGTATTAATTTTTGGAAAGCGTCAGAAGCTACAGCCGTAGCAATCAAAGCCTTACCGAGGGCGTCCATAAAGGCAGCAATTGCCCCTAGCATATTTTTACCGAAATTTTTGCCTGCGTCTTTTTCTCCTGTGGCAAGATCCCCGAGGAACTGGCCAAAAGATACAGCCGCTTGGGTTTGCAAAGTAGCAAAGGCTGCGTTTGCCTGTTGTAGCGCTATCTCTGTTTTGTCTGCCCAAGCCTGAGTGTCAACCGCTGCAGCATATTGCGCCGCCTTTTGCTTTTGGAACGCCTCGCTAGAGCGGTCAGCCATCGCCTCAAACTTTGGAGGCAGGGCGTCGATAGTTGTGGCAATTACTTGCGCATCCTGTGCAATCTCGTCAGCGCCAAAAATATCCTCAGAAGTTAGAGGGCCAGCTTGTTTAAATTTCTGCTGCGAGGCGCTAATATCGTCAAGCGCTCGCTGCGTTTCTGTTTTGGCTTCAGTGATCGGATCCAGTGGGATAAATTGATTATCTCCGCTGCCCTTTGTTCTGCCTGTTTTGTCAATAGCCGCCTGCAGTTTTGCAATCTGTTTATCTAGGCTCTCAGCGTCTTTTGCGCCTTGCTTTAGTGAGGTGTTGTAATTCTTTTGCGAATCGTTTGCCTCGTTAACTTTTGGCGTAAGTAGTGCAACCTGATCACCCGCGTTTTTGATTGCGTTGGTATACAATTGCGTTGCGGCTGCAGCGTTTTGATTTATGTAAACCTCAGTACCTGCAGCGGCTGCGTTTGCAATCCGTGAGCCTAGCACGGTTTTCATTAACCCATTTTGGGACTTTTGCGCCTCGTTTATATCCTCAATTCTCTTGAGTTCTATCTCGGCAATCTTCGCAGCGGCTTTGTCAACTATAGCCTTTTGGATGCTTAAATTTATGCTGTCTAGTACGCGATCGTTTAGCGTTTTTAACCCTGCGGCTGTTTTGATATTTAAGTCATCGACAGCAATCCCAGCGTCTTTAAGAGCCATAAGTGCGCCCTGTCTTTTCTCTTCGCTTTGAGTAGTGTCGTTAACGATATCGAGATAGGTTTGCAATTCAATAGCAGAACTACGAGCGTCCTGCGTTGCATCTCTTAACTCCTTGTTTACCTCGCCCTGAATCCTTGCAAATTTTTGTGCCTCAGTTTCAGCCGTTGCAATCGCCACACCTATAGCAGCAATCGCAGCAGCAGCTACTAGATAAGGGTTTGCTTTGATCCATTGCCCTACATCCTTAGCAGCGTTGGCCAAACCTCCGTACTCCTTTGACAAATCGCGCACCTGCATAGCAGCGGCCGAAAAGTTAAGAGCTGCGTTAGTTGCCATCAATGCCTTGCGCAGTTCCTCGTTATCGTCTGCCACGATAGCCATAATTGACGATACAGAACTGAATGAGGTAGCCAATCCGTTAAGGCTTGCACGAGTTGCCCCGTTTACTGTCTTTTGCTCTCTGGATGCCTTATTTGCGTCCGTGGTGGCTTTGGCTAGTTGTTTCTCCAGTTCTATCTCTTTGGCTAGCTCTGCATCCAGTACCTTTTTCTCGTTTACTAAATCCGCAATCCCCAACTTTTGCCCAGCAATGGCAGCCTTTACAGCGTCCATTTCTTTGCGCAGTGCTCTCTGGCCTTTGATATCGGCGGCAGACATTGCGGCGCTTTTATCGCGAAGGCTTTGGAGTTGCTTTTGATATTCTAGCGTAATTTGTTTCTGGTCGTTTATTGCTTGACTTACCTCTTTAATTGCATCCCGTACCGACATATTACCCAACGCGCTAGCAATTGCCTCGCCTGCCTTTTGGCTTGCGTCTTGCATTCTCTGCGCGCCTTTTTCCACCGTCTGCGCGGCGTTGGCGATATTTTTATTTAAACCCGATACGTCTGCACCGAGCGCAATGTTTATACTACTGTGCGCTGCCATTATCTTGTGTAGTTAATTATAAAGTCCATCCCAATAGTTGACACCCCAGCAAATCCTGCGTTATCGTCCGCAAGGTGCACCTCGCCCTCATATTCAATAACTTGCACTGGCACCCCGTTAAAAGTGGCAGGAGTTGCTACCTCCATAGCATTGCGCACCAAATCACCCACAGCAATCGCTGAGGCGTAGGTGGTGGCTACGATCATAACCTGCACCCTCGTAAAATCCGAATGACTTGGCCCGCTCTTTGTCATATTACCCCGATTGCTTACAACTTGGTAAGCGATAGCAGGTAAGGCGCTAGTTTCTGGGATCCTTAGCGGATTAATTCGAGAGCCTACAACTGCAGTAAGTGCTGAGTTGCTGCTGAGGATATTATAAAGGGCTTTAACGGCTTTCACGCTTGAGGGGGTGGGGTTAGTTTGTTAAAAATGTGCTTATACTTTTCAATTTGTTCCTGCACGCTTTCGGCTTGCTGTTCCCACGGGAAGCGCATAAGCTTTTGCGGCGCGATTGGTTTCTTTAAGTGTGGCGCGATAATAGTGGCGGCAATCCATCGGCTTACTTCCCACTGGTTTTGATATTGTTGGGTCTGCGCCTTCCGCATCCCGTGCAATCTCAGGCGAAAATAAAAAGGTGAGCAATTGGCAAAATCTGCCTCTAGCATCAACATCTCGCCGTAACCTATTTGCTTAAGGCGGTCAAAGGTCAACGGCTCGGCCTTCCCGCCTGTTACTTTCCCTGTACTGGTGCCACGTCATCGGCAGGCTTGAAAAATTCCTCTACCGCTTTAGTAAATCCAATGATTGCAGGCTCCAACTCGTTAAAAGCTTTCACCTCATCGGCCAAATCGTCAATATTTGCAAAGGGGCACTTTTCTCCAATCTTGCGATATCCGCCCTGTATGCCAGCAAAAGCACAAGCCCTGCCAAATTTTAAGGAGTTACTCGCGGTTTTGGTGCTCATAACCTTGCCCAACTTTGCAAAATCGTCCACCTGCAAATCAGAAAAAACTTGCTCAATTGCCAACATCGAAAAATAAAGGGGATGGCTAGCACCCCCTATTTTGATTTGCTGCATATTATGGGGTTACAGTGCTAACAGTCAAAGCGCCAGTACCTTGCAAAGACGCTGTGAAAGTAGTTACGTCGTTATTTGGTGCGCTTAAAGTCAAGTTTGAAAAGAAAGCCGAGCCGCTCAATTTAATATCTCCGCTAACCTGTGAAGTCATTACAGCAGTGATAGAAGTTCCAGCTGCGAGGTCTGTGTAAATATCCTTCCAAGAGATAGAAGCAACGCCCCCATCCTCTTCAAACATACCGTCTATATTCATAGTCCAGCCGCCTTCGCCTACGATAAACTCTTTCCAGCCTGCGCTGTCTTTGTTGGTGGTTTCGATCATATCCTTAGTTACGTCGAAGTCGTTAGAGGTCGCGTTTGCGATTTTTGTTAAAGTACCGCTTACATCTTTGTAAATTGCGATAAGTGTTCCGTTTACTACGTTTGCAGTTGCCATTTTATATATTTTTTTTTATTTCACTGTGAAGCCTGCCTTGTGAGCTTTGTCTGCGATTATACGCACGAGATCCCGCTCAGTATTGGCAATAAATGTATCTTTATAAGAATTAAACGCCCTGCTCATTTGATTGTGTGCAGGCATTTTGCCACGATTTGCGCCGTTGTATTCGCGCTTTTGTGTCCCGTGCTCGTAAATATAGGCGTGATATCCTTTGTATCCACCATAAACACGCGCACCAATGAGACGAACCGCAGCAAATCTAAAGCGCGGATTTTTGTCGATAAAACCGATAGAGCGGGATAAATTACCCGTATCGTCTTGCACGTTGTTTTGCGCTAAACTTATAAACTCTTTGCTATTTTTTTCAATGACTCCCCCAACTACCTGCGTAGGCAAACCCAGCGACTTTATTCCGCTGATTGCTTGCTGTAACTGGGTGTTAAAGTTAGTCATTTTTGTAGCTGATTTCCGTATGCAATTTAATATACATCCGTCGTTCTAGGTCAGCAATTGCAATAATGTTGTATTTGTTAGAGTTCCAAACAACCCGATCCGATACTTTTATATTGCTGTCGTATCTGATTGTGAAATTGACGGTTTGCTTATTTTCGCGGCGGTCGGCGTTTACCTCTTCGCTACCTGTTTCCAATTCAACAACACGCGCCCACGGTGCAGCAATCTCCGCCCAAGTTTGGAGTTTCTCGCCTGTGTTGGTGTCTGTCGTTTCGGTGTAGCGCTGAATACTTACAGGCTCATCCATTAGCCCTGCGTTCATATAATTACAGGAATTTTGTAAGAGTCCAAAAGATAGTGAAACCCAAAATTTAGCGGGGTGTTGTTTACGCCCACAGTGATAGCCATACGATTATCGTAGTACTGCCCAATCAATAAAAGCGCCGCGTGCTTAACTGCAGCAGGGAAAATAGTATCTGGCGCAACGTTAGCTGTGCCCACTGGATTAAATCCCTCGCTTACTTCAACAATGTACTTTATTACGTCATCCGTTACGCTTGTGGGCGCGTCATTCATAAAGATATTTTTTGTAAAGTTGCTCATTGGATCAGGTGAAACTATCCAATCGGCAGCGGCGAAGGTTTGGATCGTGTTATTATCGTCAACGTAGTAAACATTATTTACAGCCAATACGCGGCTATTCACGCGCAGATAATTGCCTGAGGGTATACTCAGCCCGTTTATTGGATTAATAAGCGCAGGAAAGCCTGTATAATAGTCAAATCCATAGCGAGCCGTTGCCTTACGCACCGAATAACCCAAATAACCAGCACAGGCCTCTAAAGCCATAGAGATAAGGCCAGAAATATAGGTATCGTCTGCGCTAGTAGTTACGCGAAGGTGCTGCTTTGCATCCGCTACACTAATATAGTCGGTTGCTGCATTTGCAAAAGCCGTGTATTGTCTAGCCTTAAACATTTTATTCCGCGTCGAGTTCGGTCTCTGGGTTTACTGTCTTGCCTTTTTTGCTTGGCTTGCTACTAGTAAGCGCTGGAATTTCAACCGCAACGCCTGCCTCAATTAAAAGCATCGCTTGCTTAGTTTCAATTATCACCTCTTCGCCTACGTTATAACTTAGGTTAAAGCGTCCTGTTGGGTTTGCAGTAAATCTCACTTTCATAATAGCCCGAGGGCGGTGCAGTCAAGACCACCCTCAGCACTCGGAACTTTTACGCCCCCGAGCGGGCAGATTATTAGGCTACGATGTCTTTGCAGACAGCGAAGGCTTTAGGTTGCAATAAGTTTACATCCATATAAGAATTGAGGATAACATTTGTCAAACCAGCAGTAGCTCCACTAAATGGGTCTACGACTAATTCCATTCCTCCCCAGTTCGCAACGGCCATCATATTGAAGGCCCCGTAAATCATAGCAGACAATGAGCTGCTAGATCCTTTGCTCAAGTTAGAAGGCACGAGGGTTGTGGTAGCCACTTGGTAGCCGTTCAACTCAGTACCGCCTGAAGGCCAGATAAAGTTACCTTCAACGCCTGAAGCTTGGCGTGGGATGCTTTGCAAAGCACCTTTTACCAATGGGTTAGTCAAATAAGCGTATCCCATAGCGTTGCTATTTTCTACGGCTTTCATCAAATTAACAACGTCAGCCCAAACTGGAGCGATTCCGTTTGCGTTGGTTGCGTTTGAAGTTGCGCCACCTGCGTAAACTACGTTTACGTTGCTGTTTGCGATGATACCTGTAGGCTCGTTAGATCCGCCTCCTTTGATAGCAGCAGCTTCCAAAGATTGAGCCATTGCATTCAACAACCAGTTACGCACGTATCCGTCAATTGAGTTGCTAGATTGCAGCATCAACTGGTTAGAAACTTGGATGTAAGCAGCCAATCTCTTAGGAGAAAAAGTTACCTTGCTGAAGGTAGGGCTCTTTTCGGTAGCGGTACCGTTTTCAGTGTTCCAGCCTGCACTAGGTACAGTTTGAGCAGTTGGCAAATCCAAGTTACCCACCAAGCCAGACAAACGCTGTACGCCCAAACCAGCCAATACTGTGCGAGGCAACAATACGTCGATAATTGAACCTACAGAAGTTTGGATGTTTACGCCACCCTGATCGCCAGAGGTTCCGCCTGTTGCGGTCATATCACGAGTAAATACTTCAGAAGGGATTTTGATAGAGTGAGCGCTTACGCTTACGCCTGAACGCTGAAACTCATTGCCACCAACTGCAGAAAATTCGCCCTCGATACCTTCACGACGGCCAGAAATAGCCATTTCCATCGCACGCTTGAAGCTGTAAGATTTAGCCATTTCTGACTTTTCCTTTTCCTCGCTACGGCTAGCAGAGTGGCCAGCGGCTTGAGATGCCAAGTTTTGCAATTTCTCCAAAGTTTCAACCTCAGCCTTAATCGCGCCCAAACGGGCCTCGATTTCGCTCAAGCGGTTGGTTTCGGTTTCAGCCATACTACGGGCTTCGCGCTCGATAGTAGTTTGCAAGGTAGACAATTCGCCTAGCAAACGTCCACGCTCTTCTTTCAATGCTTTAATTTTATTCATTTTTTTGGTTTTTGTTTTAAAGGTTTTCGTATCTCAATAAAGCCAATTTAATAACATCGGCAGAGGCTTGGCTTCTTTTGGCCTCTTCGATTTCGCGCTCCTGATCACGTAAGGCAACAATGCTGCGAGCGTCGGCCTCAGTGTCTGCGTAAGCGGGGTAAGTAACAGGGCTAACGTCGTACAAATCCTCAATTACTGTAATACTGCGCTTGCCCATAGAGCCGTATTTGCTAGATTCGCCCCACTTCTGCTCCTTAATTGTAAAAGCAAAAGAGCTCTGGGTGATATCTCCGCGCATAATTGAACGAACAACGCTCATATGTGTAGGGTTTTCGTAATCTGGAACCCAAGTATACTCAAGATTGCCGTCGGCATTTACAAAGACGTTGCAAGTATTGGCTTTAGTGCGCCCTAGGATAAGCTCGGCCTCGTGGTTAAATAGACAGCGGATGTCGTACTCTTTATTTAAAGCATTGTCAAACGCACCGCGCTCGATTACTTCCTCAAAATAGCCCAAATCCGTAACGCTATTAATTACGGCGGCAATGCCTCCAATCTCTTTAGGCATATTTTCGCCCTCTGAGCGGGCTATTACCGTACCTGTAAAAGTTCTGCGCTCTTGTTTCATTTTAAATATTCTCTTGGTTGTTAGTCCCCTCGGGATTGTTGTTTTTGTCTGCAGTTGCAAGCAATTGGTTAATCTTGGCGTCCATATAGGCGTCAATTTTTGAGGCTGGCACCAGATTGCTCTCAATTAGGTACTCATCGCCACCCTCGAAAGCGTTGGCATCCTCAAAATCTCTGGCCTCGTTTCTGCTCAACCAGCCGCCTCTGATACCTTTATTGTAAAAGTCGGCGCGATCGTTTGCAGAAGCCCTAAGCAAAGAGTTAAAGTTGTACTTAAAATACATATCCACTTTATCCACTTCTGTCAACAATTTACGACGCTTTTCCTCTTCGATATTGATTGCGTAGCTCATCAACGTACGGCTGTAAAAGTCCTGATATTCCTGCTCTGTGCTTGTTTTGGTGGTTGTGTTTGCGCCGATCATAGAAGCGGGCACGCCAAAAATACGCGCAATCTCTTCAACGTCATACTTACGCGTCTCTAGATATTTCGCCTCGTCTGGGCTCAAACTCAAACGCTCCATTTTTACGCCATTAGGCAGCACAGCACTGCGAGCCGCGCCATCTATTACGTCATCAAGCGACTGCTTTAGCGGCGCTGCCTGTTCTGGCTTTATCTGTCCCTCTGCAGTAAGCAAAAACTTAAGTACGCCGTTTTTGTATACTCCAGCATTGCCTGAAATCGCGGCTAAATCAATACCCAATGTCTCAGCGTGCAACACAATAGGAGAAACCCCTACTAGTGGATTGTCTAAACACATTCCTTTGTAATGCAGCATATTGGCTGCTGGAATCATTGGCGGAAATCCTTTAGCGTTTACCTTGTAAAATAATTGCCCATCGCTGAGCACTGGCGTAACGTAGTCGGGATTAATTGGGTGCAACTCTACAGGCAGATATCTGGCGTCGCGATTGATAAAAGCGTAAGCATTGCCCCTCAACACCAATGCGCCCACCATAAATATTTCAAAATCGTAGCGGGTTTGGTAGCTGTTGGGCTCGTTAAGGGCTACGGTTGCGTAATTATTCAATACAACCTCCTTGCCTCTTACTGTCTCTCTGTAAAGTTTCAAATGTAGGCCTGCTATACCGTCAGAAATAACTCTTACGCAAGCGTGTACTGAGGCAATAGATAGCGCAGTGCGCGGGTTAATTGCTTGACCGCTCTGCGTTTGGTAGCCAAATACACTATTTAAGGAATTTATAAGCCATTCGGTAGGCGCGGCCAAATTGCTGCGCTTTTGTACACCGTTCAAGCCTAAAAGCCTTTTAATACTAAACTGCATAGGGCGAAAATAAAACTAGAATATCGTAACATTTACAACTATTAAGGGCGATTTTTTTCTAGCCACCGCGATAAAGTAGAGCGAAACACCTCGTAATTTTTAAACTTATTACGCTCAAATACTGCAAAGTATCGAGCCTCGATTTTGTCGTAAGCCTCGCGGTAGGTTGCGGAGTTGGGGAGTTCTTTGTAGTACTCCTGCATAAAGCACTCTGTGAAAGTTAGCCAAGCGTCTGATTTCATAACGGAACAAACCAAAAATCTGAATTTATATTTTTTGCGGCCTCCTGCATACAAGTGCCTAAAGCCATAACCAAAGACACAGGGCCGTCCACTTTATCCCCTGACTTTGCTTTGTCAATTTTAATATTACCCGCTGGATCTGTGCGCAGCATTATATTGCCCATCTGCCAACGCGTAACAGGATTGCCTCCGTGTCTGAGCCTGCCCTCTTTTACCAATCGCTCCAGTTCCATCGTGGGGGCAGACATTGAAACAAAGCCCTGTCCAAATTTAAACATCTCAAGCCCTTCATTCTGCAATTCAATAACTAACTGCGAAGAGTTAAAGCGGTCGAAAGCAATCTCTTTAATATCGTGATCAATTGCCAGTTTACAAATCTGCGCTTTAATATAAGCGTAATCTGTTACGTTGCCCTCCGTGGCTGTTATAAGCCCATCGGCCACCCATTGGCGTATGGATTGCCCTGCTGCGTCGTTTCTGCGCTTTACTGTCTCTTCAGGCAAATAGTACCACGTTTTTACTGCGCAGGTCTCTGGCCAATACAAAGTAAAAGCGCAAAAATCCCCAGAGGTTGCCAAATCGAGGCCGCCGTAACATTCGCCCACCATTGCGCCCTCGTCGCTGCACTGCATCCAGTCGCTGTCATTTATCCAAGTTAGCGCCGTATCTGTCCAAACATTGAGCAGCTTCGTCTTAAATTCCACCTCTTTGCTCGCGTATTCCTTTGCCTCAGTGAGCGCTTGCTCTAATTGGCGCGGGTAAACAGAAATTCCCCAGTTTGGGTTAGCCTTTCTCCAGTTTTTGCTATCTGTCCAATCGTCCCCTTCATCTAGCGTATAGATCACAGAAAACAGCGAATCGTCCACAATTGCTCCCTCCAGCACTTTCGCGCAGAATTGGCGGTGTTTGTAGCACGGTGCCTCCTTATTAAAGCCTGCCGTCGTGATTGTAAACAGCAGCGGCTGCCTCCGCGCCCCCATTGAGTTGCGGATTACGTTATAAAGTTCGTCGTTAGGGTGCGCGTGGTATTCATCAATTACAGCCATATGGCTATTAAGTCCGTCCTGCTTGTTTGGATTCCACTCTAACGGCCTGTAAATACTCTGCCCGTACAAGATACGGCGATTGTTGACTGAATTGTTGACAGTTACCGCCTCGCTCAACCAGCCGATATTCTGGCACATCCGCACGGATTCGCCAAATACCATCATAGCCTGATCCAATTTTGTAGCAGCGCTGTAAACCTGCGCGGCTGGCTCATCGTCTACTAGCAAGCCATACAGCATAATCGCAGAGCTGAACGTCGATTTACCATTTTTTCGCGGTACTTCAACATAGGCGCGCGTAAAGCGCCTAAAGCCATCGCGCATAAATCCGAAAATATTGGCAACAATAAAAGCCTGCCACGGCTCAAGTATAAAGTTACGCCCCGCGTGCTCGCCTGTTGTGTGCTCCAGTTCCTGTATGAAGGTAATAGCGTGCTCCGCTGCCACCTCATCAAAAACAAACTCCGAGCCCTCACGATCGCGCAAATATCTAGCGCAAGCGTTTTGCACGTGCTTACACGCCACAACCTCGCCAGAGGTAACAGCTAGAGCGTAATCGTGGTAATTCACTCAGGGCGCAGAGATAGAAAATAATTTACCGCCTGCTCAGCAAGTTGCAAATTTCTGTAGATTCTAGGCTCGTGATTCCAAAGCCCATCACCGCCGCAGCATTTCCAGCCGCTGCCCTGATTGGATTCAACAATAAAGCCCTGCCCAAAAGGTTGCACTCTATACTCGCGATAGGTGCGCTCGGCTTTCATCTTCACGTGAGCAGTTTCAAACGCGGCCTTACTTACGGCCTTTTTAACTTTCTTTTCCATATTATGCGGATTTTTGTTTTTTCAATAGTTCTAGTTTACTGGCAGGCTTAACGTTGCCTGTTTCAATTTTTGCCCTAGCGCTTGGCGTGATTCCAAAGAGCTGCCCCATTTGAGTGGCTTGCTTTAATGCACCACTCCGAACGCCATACCACGGATTTACAACCTGATCGCCGAACCTGTTTACAATTACAACGCCTTCCTTTTCTGTCATTGCACAGGCCGCTTTGTATAATCCCAACTCATTGCAATAACCAGCCACAAGACCGAGGTCTGCGCCAGCGAGTAGGTTGTTATTCAATAACTCCTTACAGGTGATATCCCAGTACTCATATCCCAATTTGTTTAAGTGCGCGGGTGGTTGTGGAACTCCAGCACTCAACTCAACCAGCATCGGCTGCTCGAGGTTTCGGTCTGCGCGAAAAGTGCCCTCCATTTTTTTTAAATCAACGGGTTTGCGTGGCCTTCCTTTCATATTTCACAAATATAGTATAAAAAACGAAACTTTTATTTTTGCCCGAGTGTAGAGTAGAG